CTGTATGAAGATAGCATTGTTCTTGCATCAGCCTAAATGCTCCGTAGAGTCCGGCAACGGCATTCTCCAAGCACTACAACCATATCATTCGTTTAAAATATTCACACGCTGGCCTCTTGATGCCGATTTCTTTGATGATGTTGACATGATAGCAGTTCCTGGTGGTATTGGCGATGCAGCATCTTTTGAATATCTACTACGTGAGAACGGCGAACGGGTACAACAGTTTGTTGCTCGCGGCGGAAGGTACTTAGGAATCTGTATGGGTGCCTATTGGGCCGGATCTGAATACTTTAACATACTCAAAGATGTAGACGCTGTGCAGTACATCACTCGTCCTGGTACAGATACCCGTAGACCACACGCTAAGGCATTACCAGTTACTTGGCAAGGACAACAAGAACGTATGTTCTTCTATGATGGGTGTGCGTTAGTGGGAGATAGCACTAAGTTTAAAACTATAGCTACCTATGCCAATGGAGACCCAATGGCTATTATACAGGACAGGATTGGCCTAATAGGCTGTCACCCAGAAAGCCAACCCAGTTGGTACAATGAATATTACAGTTGGATGCGGCCTCATTATCACAAAGGCCGACATCACGAACTTCTATTAGATTTTGTTAATTCTTTGGCTTAAACAAAAACTTCTTGTGTAGGTGTAATCTTGCTTTATTGTACTGAACAGCAGTAAGAACAACTGCCATTGCCCAAGGTAACACAGTGATTAACCAAGGGGTTGCGTTAGCAAACCAATTAGCCAATAATGGTTCTTTCTCAATCATCTGTACAGCAACTCCAAACAATACAAAGCTACCAACGAACACTGCATCAGGAAAGCGTTCTAAGATCTTAGAAACCAGTGTTGATCCAAACACAATGATTGGTACTGATACAACTAAACCAAAGATCACTAACCAAAAGTTACCACCAGCTGCTGCGGCAATACCAAGAGCATTGTCAACACCCATTACAGCATCAGCAACAATGATAGTTGAGATAGCAGCCCACAGGGTAGTCTTACCTTCTACACCAGACTCATCATGCTGTTCAAATGCCAACTTCCAACCGATCCATACTAATAAAAGACCACCGACAAGTCTAAGACCCGGGATCATTAATAGATAAGTGATCACAGCAACACATAAGAAGCGAATAGCCACAGCACCAAAGGTACCCCAGAATATTGCTTTTTTACGTAAGTCGGGTGGAAGTTTATTTGCTGCCATTCCGATAACAAGTGCGTTATCTCCGGCTAATACAACGTCTATCAAAATGATAGCTAAAACGGCCCATACGGCCTGTAGGGACAAGAGTTCCATAAGTTTTCCTTAAAAGTTATGGTCTCACATCTTTGTCTATAGACCGGGTATTTGCATACCGTGTTGACGACCTATAAAACCAACACCTGTTGGTTAGTTACTCCCCGAGGTATTTAGCACTAAATATTTCTATGAACATTATACTATACACCTTGGTAATGGTACAAATTACTATAGCCTGCGTTACCCTATATTTGCATCGTGGGCAAACACATCGAGCAGTACAGTTTCACCCAGCGATCAATCATTTTATGCGAGCCTGGCTTTGGCTAACAACAGGTATGGTCACTCGTCAATGGGTGGCTATACATCGTAAACATCATCAGCGTTCAGATCAAGAAGGTGATCCGCATAGCCCACAGACCTACGGTATTTGGCGTGTGCTATTCGGTGGAGCATTCCTATATCATGAGGCCAGCAAAGACACAGCTATGATCGACTCACTGAGCAAGGACTGTCCTGATGATTGGATCGAACGCAACCTTTACTCCGCACACAGTCGCTCAGGTATTCTACTAATGTTGGTCATAGACCTATTGCTCTTTGGACCGTGGGGACTGCTCGTGTGGGGTATTCAAATGCTATGGATTCCTTTCTGGGCAGCAGGAGTTATTAACGGACTTAGCCATTGGTGGGGATATCGCAACACTGATACTAAAGATACCAGCCGTAATTTGATCCCTTGGGCTATCTGGATCGGCGGAGAAGAACTACACAACAATCATCACGCAGATGGCGCTAATGCCAAGTTCAGTCAAAAATGGTATGAGTTTGATATAGGCTGGTTCTATATTTCAATACTGCAAAAATTAAAGTTAGCAACAGTTAGATAATGAAAAAGGGCTCCGAAGAGCCCTTTTTACTTTGGTAGTAAGACGCTATGCGTCGATATATAATGCTTCATCCCATCTCTGGGAGTATCGTATATAATTACTTCTTAGCACCTGTATTTACAAAAGCGTACATTTTTTCAGCTGCTTCAAGAACTTTTTCAAGTCCTGGAAACTCTGGCATGTCAACCTTAGTAAGAACTTGTCCAGTCTTCTCATCACGCTGAACTGACATTTCCCAACCACGGAACTTAGAATGGAATTCTTCAGTTACAAGGCCCTTGGCCATGTCTAAAATGTCTGTACGGATTTCGTAGCCGTTTTTATTAAATTTAACTTCTGGTAGTTTTGGAGTTTCGAATGACATTATTTCGCTCCTTTGTAAACTGAGTTCTTAGCATTAGAAACCAATGTTTCTGCCAATGTTAGAGTTGTATCAACCCAACCTTGATAAAACTTGGTTTGTGCTTCGATTAATGTTACTAACTTTGATTGGATTTCTTTGTCAGTTACGAATGTATTGACAACTGTTTTCTTGCCACTTTGAATGGCATCGATGGTTTGATTAAACATAATTTTTCCTTTGTGTGTGTATGTTTTCTTAGACAACACCCTGCTGTCTAAGTATTATTATATATCTCTTTTAGAGAAAAAGCAACAATTATTCTGACAGATTTAACCGAAGTTATTTCTGCATGAAAATGTTAGGCTGCCCGCCATCCGGAGAAATGACTGTGCAAACATAATGGTATCCGGCTGTATATCCCTCATCTTTTGTTTCAAACATTTTAAATTCTTTTGAAACTCGAGTAGCTGAGGAATCTTCTTTAACCCAAATACGTAGTGCTCCGTCTTTAACCATGCCTGTGATTACTGAAAATCCTTCAGGTAGATTTACAGTTTGAACTCCAGTCCAGGTCAAATCATAGGTAACTGTTTGCGTCATAACTTCTCCAATGCGATATATTGTCAAATATTTATATTATTTTCTGGCAATATCTTGAGCTTCGCGCCATTTGCCGTTACGAGCTAAATGAGCAGCATAATTAGCTTGGCCCATAGCGCATAAAAAACTCCAAATGTTGTTTAGAATAGCTTTCATAGATAATTCTCCTTGTAAGAGTAGTTAAACTCGTTGATATAATTTTCGAGTTGTGCGGCATCGGTAATGCCTTTGTTACTTAGATATAAATCTAAGCGAGTTTGATAGTTGCTGTTAGGGAACATTTCGGATAGACGTTCCATAATGGACAACATGCGTTGTGATAAGTATTTCATTGTGTTTTCCTGTATATGTGTGTGTAGACTCAGTGTTTCTACTGAGTATTTAGCAAGGAATGATTAATAAGAGATTACAACTGATGTAAAACCGTGTATAATATCAAATATTACAATGAGGTTAAATACTACATCAGGAAAGGCCTATGAAACTAAAGACCAGATCAATATTACAAGAATTAAATGAAATTGCAGAAGTACGCAACAAGGACGAAATGTTCGAAAGTCGTGCTACTAATATCATTAATTCTGCTATTAACCTATTGGAAAGCATTCATAAGCATTACGATGCTGATCAAGCGGACGAGCTTGAGCGTAGGTTTATTAATGCTATCAAAGGGCAAGACACTGCTAAGTTTACTCGCGGTGTTCGTAAAATTGTAGAAGCTCGTAAGGCCAAGAAATTATTGGAATCAAAAGACAATGAATGATGTATTACTTGAGGGCGGTAATGTTTTTAAAGGCCCAGACAAACAGCCATTAACACAGCGCATCAGGACCAGTGAAGTTCCAGCTACTATTGCTTGGATTGAAAAGGTCACAGGGCTTGACTTTACCAAAGAACTTGATCCGCATGATAAGAAGCCTATAAAGTGGTTAGGAACTACTGGACGTAAAGAAGATCCAGATGGCACATTTGAGCTGAACAGTTCTGGCGATCTTGACCTAAGTGTCGATGCCAACGAAGTAGATAAAAAAGAATTCGCTGCTAATCTGATTCAACAGTTTGGCAAAGAAAGTGTTAAACTAAGTGGCGACAACGTACACTTAAAAACCCCCATAGGTGGAGATGAGAAGTTAGGGTTTGTTCAAGCTGACTTTATGTTTTCAGCTAACCCTAAGTTTCAACAGGGCTCAATGATCGGTGGCACCAAAGAGTACAAAGGCGAACACCGCCATATCGTACTCAGCAGTATTGCTCGTGCTCGTGGATTAAAGTACAGCCCTAAGTTTGGACTGCTACACGCAGATACCAACGAACCTTTAGAGCATGGCGATGATTGGAATGTTATTGCCAAGAAGCTGTTGGGAATGACGGCTACAACTAAAGACATCCGTTCAGTAAACAGTATCATCGACTATATTGAAAAATTACCTAACTACGAAGAATTGATCTCCGCTGCCAGAGAAACATTAGGCAAGCAGGGAATCAAGTTACCAGAAGCAATTACATTTGAAAGTGCGCAAACAGGAACTCCACAATGGTTCCGTAGAATGATGGCGAGGATAAAATGAGAGCAAAAGAATTTATAAACGAAAGTTGGAGTCAAAAGTATAAGAACAGTATTAACTGTTCACATCCTAAAGGCTTTAGTCAAAAGGCTCATTGTGCCGGCAAGAAAAAACACAACGAAAGTGTTGAAATGGAAATGACCTGTCCAGACTGCGGTATGTGTGAATCACATAGTAATGTCATGGAGATCAAGAAAGGTGCTAAAGACAGCAATAGTTTTACTAAATGCTGGTCCGGATATCACGCCGCAGGTACTAAGAAAGGTAAAGATGGTGGCCGAGTACGCAATTGTGTAAAGAACGAAAGCGAAGAGTTATCTGAAGAGTTTGATCTTATTGAAAGCATTATTAACGATCTCGCTGAACGTAATCAAGTCGACGTTGAAGAAGTTTGGGAAGATTTAGAATCTTTAACAGATGATGAGTTGTATGTGTTTGCAACCACAATACCTGTTATGGAAGATTGGCAAAAAGCCAACAAGAAAGATAAGACAGACGGTATGAGCCAAAAGGCTGTCAATGCCTACCGTCGTGAGAATCCAGGCAGTAAGTTAAAAACTGCGGTAACTACCAAACCAAGTAAATTAAAGAAAGGCGGCAAAGCTTCAAAACGCAGAAAGAGCTATTGCTCACGCAGCCGAGGGCAGATGAAGATGCACAACATCAGCTGCGCTAAAACTCCAGACAAGGCAATCTGTAAAGCACGTCGTCGTTGGAATTGCTGATGCGAGCATTTGAATTTTTAACTGAAGCAGAAGCACCGGCTCCTAAGAAAGTAGGACGTGAGTTCAACCACCTTGAGGATCTTGTGTTCACTGAACCCAAAGGTGCTCAACGTGCTGTAGCTATTCTTAAAGGTCTTGCACAGAACGCCAAAGACGTTGCTGTTAAATGGGACGGTAATCCTACAGTCTATTGGGGACGTGAACCTAATGGTCAGTTCCGCATGGTAGGTAAGAACAACTGGGGCAGAGAAGAAGGCGCCAGTAACAGCCCAGAAGAACTCAAACAGTTTATCATGAGTCGCGGCAAGGGTGAAGATTGGCGTGAAAAGTTTGCCAACGACATGGCCAGCTTATGGCCTACATTTGAAGCAGCAACTCCTAAAGACTTCCGTGGATATGTCTATGGAGATATCCTATTCCACCCCGGCAAACCTAAACAGGGCGCAGATGGTAAAATAGCATTTACTCCTAATCAAACTACCTACGAAGTTAAAGCACAGAGTAATATTGGTCGTAGAATTGGCAAGGCTAAGATAGCGGTAGCCGCACATAAACAGCTTGATGCCTTTGGTGATAAAGATGGGCAGGATATCAGCGATGTTAAGCAGTTTAATCTAACAGCTGACCTCGTGGTATTTGGGCAGACTTATGTCAGCCATCAACCTGCTGTAAACGCTGACAACATTGGTGTTATTGAAAAGTTAGCCAATCAAAGTGCAGCCTCAATTGATAAACTGTTAGCACCTACTGCTGGTTTTGCAGACTTCCAAAACATCATTTACACATTTGTTAATCAGCAGAGTAAGGCCAAAGCATTAGACAAAATTGACACTGAAACATTTATGGCCTGGCTAACCACCAGCAAAGTGTCTGGACCTAAGCAACAGAAAATTGCAGCACTAAATGACAGTAATACTGGCGTACTTGAAAACATGTTCCATTTGGTGCGTGAAATCATGAAAGCCAAGGACGAGATCATTCGAGAGCTTGATCAAGCAGAAGGTGACATCACAGCGCATACTGCTGGTAAACCTGGTGGTGAAGGTTATGTTAGTGGTAAAAACAGCGTTAAGCTGGTTCCACGTGATCGCTGGACTCCATTTCGAGCAGATTAAAGCCCAAAAAGGCTGATTTTTCCTTACCAATATAAATACTATGCCGGTCCCGGAGCGGGATCATTGATTAAGGAGAAAATATCATGGCAAGTCAAACAAGAGTAAACCCAGTTGCAGGCGCAACAAACGCAGGTCATACACACGGTACACTATTCAGCGTTGCACAGTTAAAAGCAATCACAGTTGACTGTGGTGCTACATTAGCTTCTCAAGGTGGTATTGGTGGTGCTATCGAAGCAGTTTTCCGTGAAGTACAACCTTTGATGTTCCAATCAGTTAGTACAAGTGGTGTTATCCATTTGATCGTTGACGGTCACGCTGTTACAGCAGCTTCAATCCAAGCTCGTATCATTGCTTTAGGTACAGTTAACGGATATGACTTCAGCGGCGCAGCAGCTACTGATGGTACAAACATCGTAGTATCTTAATTCTCAGGGATGGGAAGCAACTAAGGACCTTCGGGTCCTTTTTTGTTGGCTTGATTTTATTTGTGTAAATAGTAGCACATTATGGCACGATACGAAATCATAACTTTAGTTGATATCACAAGATCAAATCCCAACCGATCTGAGATCAACAAACTCAAACAGGGACAGCAGGCCAACTTTAACAGTTTGGTACAGGCTATCGGCATGCGCTCAAACCTCGACTGGAGCAGTGATCCAAAGATGAACACAGGTACACTACCTGATCCATTTAAAGGCAAGGCTAATCACTGGGTATGGAGATTTACCACTGAACGTGAACGTGTATTCTACAAAGATGATAGTGATCCGGTGGGTCTATTGCTGGACGACCTAAATGGTGTTCCTATCATTGACCAGCTAAATAATACAGCAGACTTGAATCCTGCAATATTCAAGACCAGAGGTGACAACATAAACACGTATGTTTTCGAAATCGCTGACTGAATATAAATACATACTACAAAGGCAAACACATTAGGCATTTCTAACTTAGGCACATGGCTCGGAGCGAGCACTTGACTTAACATACAAGGAACATAGCCATAATGGCCACAGCAACAGCAAAAAAACCTCGCGTGAGCGAAGCAGTACCACAACTCGCACAATTGCCTGAGCGTGTCAGCGTACTTGAAACCAAAGTTGAAAATGTCAACGAAAAACTGATTGACCTCAAAGCAGACGTCAAAGAAATGCACGACTGTTTAGATCGCACAGGTGACAGGCTGGATGCTAAACTCTGCGAAATGCAAGAAGAATATCGTGTTAACAGTCAGAAGTTTTTTGAACACGCAGATCGTCTACATGCAGAAGATGTAGCAACACATAATAAATTGGGTTCACGCATAGACGAATTAGAAAAAGTTAAGAGCAAATGGACTATGTATGCTATGATTGGGTTAGCATTCGCTGCAGGAACAGGTTGGTTAAACTCAGTTCAATTTCCACACATACTCAAGTTCCTGGGGCTATAAAATATACGCACTTAAATAAGGGCCATAGGTCCTTTTTTTATGACTGATATTTCAAAACGTCTTGAGCAGACCATACGATCTGCAATACAAAAAACACCAATTCTACCCGTTAAGGTTGATGATGGTATCCTTGTGGGCGATGTATTGATTGTCAGCGAGGGCTATGTAAAGCATCTTAAACAACATGGAAACTTTGTATACCGAGAGATGAGTTTAAACTGTGCAGCCATACGTGTTGCTAATATCTTAGCCAGACGCGGCTCTATCCCATTAGCAGATCAAATATATAAAGCTGATCAGGAATATGGACGT